GCAACATTAGAAACATCATAATTATTATATTTAAATTTCTTAGGATAGAATAGTAATCTTCCATCATCACCAGCAATGTCCATATCATAGGAACCCAAATCCCCACCAAATTCACCAAGGTCAGTGTTAGTTTCAACTCTACCATACTGGTTTAAGAAAATATTACCACTATCATCATGAAGAGCAGATACTAAGAGTATTTGTCTTTCTTTAGTATATCTCTTATCCCTAATAAAAGTAATATACTTTCTATATCTTACACTTGCTAATGTAAAACTATCAACAGACATAAATGCATCTGTTCTAGCATTATTATTAAAATCTCCACTTATATCATCAATTGTCAATACTCTGTTACCAATGGACTCATTATAATCTTTCAAAATTTTAGAATCAAAAACTAGTTCATCTGAAAATAATTGAGAATCTATTGTTAAAGTTTTTTCTCTTACTAAATCAAAATCAAATACGGTATTCAAATCCATTATGGAAATTAAATCATTAATAACTTCAAATTTAGTTTCAGTTTGAGTAGTATTAATTCCTAGATTTGTTTCAGTTCTAATAACTAAATCACTAAATTTTTTAAATCCTGAAGTATGGTTTAAAGAAGATACTGCCTCTTTCCATTTTTCATATTGAACTTCTGATCTGAGAGAATAAGAGAAGTATTGATAATAATCACTATCAAAAATTCTTTGCTGATCATTATTTAAGAATCCAGTATTTCTTTGGAATCCTTCTTTTACTATTGAGGAAGATTCTATATCATATAAAGAATTATCTACTAAAACTTCAGTAATAGTTCCTCGAGTGCCAGAAGACTCTCCAACAAAAGATTCTCCAACTTCAAAATCTTGAGTAGAAGATACTCTAAGATATCCATAAGAATTATTCCAAGATTGGATAGATCCTCTCTTTGAACCAGAAACAACATCTTCTCCCTTTTCAAATTCATCAACTTTTAACTTAATATCAAAAATTGGAAAATCAACATCAGCAATAATTTTAGGAGATGATAAATTAGATTTGAAAGTTCCTGGAATTTCTCCTTCTGGAATAATACCAGATAAACCATATCTTACAGTTCCTAAAGTTCCTCCAATATTAGGATCAGTTGCTTTTATTTCAAAAAGAGTATAATCATAATTTCTACTATTATAACCTTTTCCAGTACTTCCTAATCCAACACTAACTCCTTCAATTAATACTTTTTTACCAACTTCAAATGGATAATCTGCCGCATCACTAAAACTAGCTCCAATAGTTACTGTAACATCTTGAGTTCCACTATTATAATCTAGATTATTAATAGTAAATCCACTAGAATTATCAATAGGAATTATAGTAGGAGTAACATTATTTAAAGTCTTAACATTCTTTAAAATAGTAACTTCATCATCACCTAATTGATAATCTAATTTTACATCCTTAACTTCTTTCTTAGTTAATCCGTCTAAAAGAATTAAAGTAGGAGCAGTTAAATAATTTTTACCTACAGAAGTAATTCCAATTCTATCTAAAGAAGATAGCAGATCTAACTTTATTAATTGAGGAATATTTGCTTCAGGTCTAAGAGTATTATCTGCGGAATATTCAAATCCAATATCCTGAATATCAACATTACTTATTCTACCAATTCCATCACCTTTTGTTTCTAGAATAGCATTTTTTCCTTTATCAGTTATTATAGTGCTAATTCCAGGTAAAGTTTTATATTCAAATCCACCATCATTTATTTCAACAGATTCTATAGGTCCTTCAACATTAGTAGAATTTGTAGTATAAGAAAATATTCCATCTGATGAATCATACTCTAATTTTTGAGGATCTCCAGATGTTACAAATTTAAATGTAGTAGATCCTACTCCTACTATTGTATGATTTCCTGCTAAAGGATTATCTACTAAATTTAAAGAATTATTATTAATAATATTTTCATCATCTTTAACTATTCCCATTTTAGATGAAGTATTTAAAATTTCATTTATAGGAATTAAATTATAAAATAATTCTTCATCTATTTCAGAAGTATTTTTAATAGTAAGATTAGCAGTAGCATCTATACCAATTCTACCAGTTCTAACAACATTAAAATCATCTGTCTCCCCTGAAGTAAAGAATGAATTTTTAAGTCTAGTATCTTTATAAAGATTAAAATCAAATGCACTATAAGAAACTTCATTATTTGTAACAGATAAAGAAGAATCTGAAAGATCAAAATATATTTTTAAATTCTTTTCAGATTTAATCGGTGGATTGATAGGAGAAATAGTACCTGCAGAAGCACTAGTAATATCAATTACTATAGGATTTAAATCTATAGATTCATAATAACTATTAGATAATTTAATAGTATTTTTATCTACTATAGATGCATAATAAATTCCATTATTTACTAATCCTCCAGAAGAACTATCAGCAGTATGAATAACTTTTTGTCCATTATTATATCCATGCTTAGCTATAGTAATAGTATTATTAGAGACATTAACATCACCTGCAGCAAAAGTTCTAGGATTAATTACTAATCTTCTATTATAATCATTATATGCTACATTTATTGTAGTAGTTATTCCTGGTTGAATTAATAAATCAATACTATCATCAGCTTTAAGACCATGAGTAGATGATGTGGATACAGTTACTTCTGATCTACTTAAAGATCCTGTTATACTACCACTATAATTGGTTTTAAAGCTATGGTATGTATTAGTGCCAACTCCGATAAAATATAAAGTAGATGTTGTTGCTGTGCTATTAATTCCTACAAAAGTACCTGTAGCTCCTAAACCAACTCTAGCAGTAGCAATTCCAATTAAATCATCTGACAATTTAGCTGCATATACTGTTTGCCCATGAGTAAGAGCAAATCCATCAATACCATCAGTAGAAACTGATATTCCAGCACCTGTATTAGTGCTGTAAGTTAATGCATCTCCAGTTTGTAACTTATGATTTTTAAAATAAAGAGATTTGGTAGGAATGAATATTTCACTTATTCCAGTACCTGGATTAGAAAATACTATAGTAGATCCTATACCCACACTAGAAATAGTTCCTAATCCAAGAGATTCTGATGGATTAAAATATAATTCTCTATTTAAATTTAAATTAGAATTTTCTAATAATGAAGAAGCAAAGAAAATGAATTTTCTAGGATCTTGAGAAACAAGGCTATCTGCAGTATGAGCTGATCCTACTGTGGAATTATATTCCCTTATTACCCTAACTCGAGATAATTCTGGTTCTATATTCAATACTTTTACTTTTTCAGTACCTATACCTAAAATATCATTTTCCACTAAAGTAGGATATTGTAAAAATCCATCTAAATTAAAATAAGTTATAATTCCAGTAGCAGAAGAAGCACTTACAGCAGTATTTAATTTAAATCTATCAGTAGATACTCCAATAGTAACAACAGTATTGTTTGGTATACCAGAAGTACTTAATCCAGAAATATATAAAGATTCATCCCCATAAAAATTATGTGGATTTGTAGTATAACCTACAAATTCACTGTTACTCTGTCCAAGAACAAACTCAACATTAGAATGTTCAGTATAAGCAATACTAACTTGAGATACAGTTTTTCCTTCAATCTTATCAACTATTGCTTTAGCTCCATATCCACTAGAACCAAAATCACTGAATACTACTTCATCTCCAACTTTATATCCTGTCCCACCAGTATTAACTCCTACTTCTTCTATTTTTCCTGAAGTAGTATTACTAATATAAGTTATTTGTTTTTTAATATCACTAGGATCTGTTATAAAATCATAACTAGTATCCTTCAAAAGGAAATTATATGGAGTGGTATTTCTAACTAAAGTAGTATCATTTAAATCTACAATATCTTGATTTGAATCTATATCAAAATTATATTCTTCAATTTCATGTTTATAAGAATTACCTATAAAATAAGGAAACAATGGTTTTCTATAATTCTTAAATGCTCCTGAATCATCATTTATAGTAGGATTAATAATTGAAAAATAAGCATATACTCCATTAGGAAATTCTGGAGTTTTGCAGAATCTTCCATTATGTTCATCCAAATCTTTATCATCAGAATAAACATAATCTTCAACAAAGAAACCTTCCCCATATATTTGTTCTCCTGTATCTGTTAATGGATTGGGTCTGAAACTTGATATAGTGGGAGAATATCCAGATTGAATAATCTTGATAGGTCCACCAGAATTAGTGTCATATCCATATGGACCGTAAATAGGTGCTCCATCATAAGCCCATCCAATAATTGGTGAATGATTGAATGAAACTTCTTCAATGTCATTTTCAAGAGATAAATCTGGAACAAAAACTTCTTTATCTCCTACTGTTTTTCTAATATACGTGTTTTGCCTTAATTTTCTAGGTATATATGAGTGTGAATATTGAAGACCATAATCCTCATTTAATCCAACACTTAATACACCATCATCAGTTGTAATTTGCTCATTCTGTATTAATCTTTCTACTGAGTTAATAGTCCAGAATTTTGGATTAGAATAAAATTTAGCTCCGTCACCATTTGATGTAACTGTTATAGTTGCATCTGTAGAAGTATGGCCAATACCAGCATTAACAATTTTAACAGAATCTATAGATCCTCCTTTTAAAATAGGAATGATATCAGTTCCTGAACCTTCTCCTATTAATTTTAAATCAGGAGCTGAATTATATTCACTTCCTCCATTCAATACTATAACTTCAGATAACTTACCATCAACACTTATAACAGGAATTAATTGAGCATTCTTACCATTTTTAATAGTAAAAGAAGGTTGTCTATTATAATTGATTATATCAGCTGACCCATAAGCAGATCCACCGTGGCACATATTTACGGACTTAATAGATCCTCTTACTACAGGTCTTAAAGATGCTTCAAAGTTTTGACCAGAGAAAGTTGCAACTCCAATATTTCCTTCCAATGATACTGAAATGGGAGGATAATTAAATTCATTAATTCCTTGACCCCCAGAAGAAAGATTAACATATTTTTTATTTCTCAAATAAAAATTAGCTGGAGTAGATCCAACACCAACCGCTGATAATTTAAAAGATCCTCCATCTACAGCAGTTACATAATAATCTGTTAAAGTAGTAAGTCCTATAATAGGAGTAGTTTTATTATCATATCTGATCAATTCTCCAGTTTTATATCCATGATTAGAAATATTAATTGTATTAAGAGAAGTATTAATTCCAGAAGAAACAGTAGAAGTTAATCTATTAGTATAACCAGATCCAGAGCTACCGATACTTACAGATCCAATAACTCTTTTTTTAGTAGCACATTTAAATTCTTGAATACCTGCTCCATAACCAGTAAGACCAACACTAGAAACTCCAGAAATAGCATCTTGATAATTATTATGCAATGAAATAGTAGTTGCATTCTTAAGACAACAATAGTAAGAAGCATCAGTAGTCAATCCAGCAATAGCAGTCTGAGTATCTGTAGTGTATATTACAAGTTCTCCATCTCTAAATTTATGATAAGTTGAGAATCCAATTGTATTATTAGTAAGATTAACATAACCACCAATTTCAGTAGAATCAAAAGTTATAGAATGATCTTTTAATACTATATTTGGAAATGCTATACATCCAGACCCATTTCCACCGCTTATTTTTATAGTAGGAGCAACAAGATAATCAAATCCTTCATCTATAACATCAATTCTCTCAACAGAACCTTGAACTTCGCAATAAGCAGAAACACCACTACCTACACTATCTGTAATGGATAAAATAGGAGGGTTTATAACATCATAATTATCTCCTCCATCAGTAACAGAAATATTATCAATAGGACCATAATAAACACCATCCTTAGATTTATAATTAAGTATTTCTACTCCATTAATCAAAATACCAATCTTACCAAAAGGTGTTGACTTATTAGTAATAGAAGAAATAGGAGGTGCAATTTTCCTTACTAATTTTTGAGTTGTTATAGATTTTTTAGTAAACTCAGTAAGTTCAAATTTATTATCTGAAACAGTTCCTGAAAAAGAAACGAATAATTCATTTGCAATATTTGAACTACTTTTACAAAGTTTAAATGTATTAATATCTACTTTTTTGATAAAATATTCAGATTCTGTAATATCTAATTTATTAGTTCCTTCTCCAGCTACGTATGTTACACTTTCTCCAGTTATTAGTCCATGATTAGGTATAGTTATTTCCGTACTTTCATCGAAAGTACCTGAAAATGAAAGATCAGATTCTCTAATATCTAAAGCATCATTAAAGTAACTTGGAATAGAAGGAGAAGTAATATATACATCATCTTCATCTAAATAAGAATTTTGAATATTTGTAGTGTAAATATTAGCATCTTGATAATTACTAAGATTGGATTTTAATATTAATCTTTGAATTTTATATGTTATGTTAGGATCTAATTCACCAGAACCTTTAATTAAAACTTCTTTAGAACTAACTAAAGAAATTATAGAACAAGAAATAGTATTGATTAAAGCATTATCTCCAGCTTGGAAAATATGATTATCAAAAAGATTTAATTTATAAGTAAAGTTTGATTTATCAATTAATTCTATAGATTCTACATTATAAGTAACAGAAATATTAGTATTTAAATTTTTTGTTATTATATTTTTAGAAACCGATCCTAATCCTTTTGGTTCAATAACACTCCCTTCTTCATTATAATAACTTCCACCAAATTCTGCATCTAAACTGTTTAAAACACCAGTTACTCTAACTTTTACTGCATTAGCTGTTCCTACACCAGAATATCCATATGCATAAGCATCCAATCTTAAATCTTGTTTAGGAGAAATATTATTATTAATTCCAGAACATCCATAAAATTGATTTAAGGATTTTGAAGTATAATTTATAGTATTAGATGTTCCATTTTCAAATTTTGCAATCAAAGTTCCTGTTGTTCCAAAACCAACAGTAGAATCAACACTTAATACAGTAGATCCTACAGAAACAGAATCTACTAATTTAGTAATAGGATGTATAGAAAAATCTCCAGTAACCTGGGATAATGACTGATTATAATCTAAACTTAATCTATAATATTGTTTATCCCCTCTTATTATTTTTTCTACATTACTAATAGCCCCATTAGCTTTAGGGAAATGATAGATAGAATCTTGGAATAAATTTCTATCAACAAGATCCATAGGATCTCCCTCAACAGATTCTACTACTAATTGTTTAGAAATTTTATAATTAGCATCAGAAGGTATAAAAAGATTATCTCTTGGTTTAATTACATCAACATTTTCTCCATATAAAGCTCTAAATAAAATTTCAAAAGAATCATCAGTTCCTTTAGAAGAATAAAAATCTTTAGATTGTTTAATAAATAATCTCTTATCAATATCTGAAGATAAGGATCTTTCTTCAAAACCAGGAGCAATTTGAGTCTTTACCTTTTTATAAAACTCTTGTAAAAATCTAATACTTAAATTATTAACTACTGATCCAGAAGAATGAGTAGAAATTCCAGATTTAGAGAAAAGTAGTTCATCAGGCTTATTGGGACTTCTATACGAAGTAATACCACTAAATCCTCTAGAACACCCAGTAAAGGAATTAGTAGTAATACCAGTATATGTGATAATTTCAGAATCTATTTCAAGCAAGCCATAAGAATCTGGAAATCCAACAGTAGATTCTACGGAAATAGTATTATCAGCAATTCCTACATTAGTAGATAAAGATGTAGAATCTATAAGATCTGCTAATTCATCAATTTTGATATATTTGTCAATATTTTGTAAAATATCTAAAGTTGATCCTTGACCCTCTAAAGAAGTATAATATTGTGCTAAAAAATCACCAGCAAGAGGAAAATCCGCTTTTATGAAATCTGGCAGTTGATTTTTAACAACTGAACTAATTTTGACTCTTGTATTTTCTGGCATTTTATAATGGTGTTAATTTACCTACTTGATAAAATTTTATAAGGGTGCAATATTATATGATCCTAAAGTATATGTATCTGAGGTAGTCAAGGTAGTATTTAAAGTCTCAGTATCAGTCAATCTTGCAATATCACCTTGAACATAACTAGAAGTTGCTGTATAATTAGTTCCTGAAGAACTTTCTCCAGCAACAACAGAATCAGATACCATATCCACAGTACTATTGTTAATATCTAATTGTAAATAAAGATCTTGTAATCCAATAACATCATTTGATTTAGGAGAACCAGAAACTTCAATAATTGGTATTTCTTGTACTCTTTTCACTGTATTTGTGATATTAATGGGTTTTAATAAAATTTCAGCTCTTTCATATTCAATAGTTCCTACATTTTCAGAAACAATTACTGGATTATTTCTAGATTCTAATCTAAACAAGAATAAAGTTCCTTTTAACCCATCTTCATCAGGAATATCACCCAAATAAACAACATCTGCCATTCCAGATATAGTAAATCCTGATGATCTAATATTATACCCATTAGCATTGTTTATATGAAATGGATTTCCAAAACAAAGCTCATATTCTGCAAGTTGGTTTAATGAAGGCTTCATATCCCTTCTCATTTCAATTTTAGTAATATTAGAAGTTATAGCATCGTTACTATTATCTACAACAGTCTGAAATTTACTATATTTGAATTTTGCACCATATTTGTTCATTTCTGCAGACTCTGAGTAAGCAGTAATGTTGTTAGATACCACTGTTTTGAGAGAATCAGAACTAGATGCTAAATTAGGGTTATAATAAGCATTAATATGAGCTTCAATATACAAATATTTCAAATCTAGGATCTCAGTTACAATTCCAGCAACGGAATACTTCCTTAATTTCTGATTGAGGTTTTCTTTAATAGAATCGGGAACATAAGGACCATAAAAAGGCTTAATTGTAATAAAAACCTTACCATATTGAGGAGGAGTCAATTCTTCTCCTCCAAAAACTGATACAGACTCAGTTTCAGCATAAATTTTAGGAATTAATGCCTCATAATCAGCTGCTGTAACTGCTCTATTGTATGCGGAGTATATTTTAGGTGAATATTTCTTAATCGACTCTATAGATTCAATTTCTTTGCCTCCTGTAGACTCATTTACAGTAGAAAGTATAGAAATTCCTGTACTTACAAGGTTATTATTGTTATCAACTACTCTTCCTGCAAAAGAGAAGGAACTAACACCATTAGCATCTGGTCCAGATGAGGTAATATAGGAAACTTCAATATAATTTTGTGCTTTTAACTTTTCTCCAAAGACTCCATCACCAAAAATCATCTCATATCTCTGATCATCAATTTCTTGAAGGAAATATAC